TACAAATCAGACAGCACGCTGGTCTTCACTGAGCATTTCATGGAAATCGGGCGGGGCAACGGCAAAAACGGTTTTATTTCTCCGGTGGCTTGGTACCTGACCACGAAATACCACGGTGTGCGCGGCTACAACGTCGACATCATCGCCAACTCAGAGGATCAAGCGAAAACATCGTTTGAAGACGTCTACGAGATGCTGGAAGCCACCAAAACGAAAAGCACCAAGTGGTTTACGTGGAATAAGACGCAAATCACCAACAAAAACACGAACAGCTATATCAAGTACAACACAGGTGGCAACAAAACCAAGGACGGCAAGCGCACCGGCTGTCTGATCGCAGACGAAATTCACGCTTACGAGAATTCGGAGGTGCTGCGAACGCTGCAATCTGGTTTCGGCAAGCGCCCGGACAGCCGAACGTTCACGATCACGACAAACGGATACGTCCGGGACGGCGTTTTAGACAAAAAGTTGAAAATTGCCGAGGACGTGCTGGACGGGAAAATCAAAATGCGCATGCTGCCGATGATTTTCAAGGTGGACAGTGAAGAAGAAGCCGACGATCCGAAAAACTGGGTCAAGGCGAACCCCTCGCTGCCGTACCTGCCGAACCTAAAAATTGAGATGGAGGGCGAAAACGCTGAGCGCAAAGTTGACCAAGACAAGAACCTGGAGTTCATGACCAAGCGCATGAACCTGCCGAAAACCGACATGGAGATTGCAGTCACCGAGTGGTCGAACATCGAAGCGACGAACAAGCCGCTGCCGGATTTCACCGGCTGGACATGCGTGGTCGGTATCGACTTCGCGAAAATCAACGACTGGGCGGCGGTCGATTTTCATTTCAAACGCGGGAACGATCGGTTCGACCTGAATCACGCGTTCATGTGCCTGAGGTCCAGCGATATCAAGCGCATCCGGGCACCGTGGCGGACGTGGGCCGATCAGGGCCATCTCACGGTGGTCGACGACGTCGAAATCAGCGCGCAGCGCATTGTGAATTACATCGTCGAAACGTCGCAACAATACCATTTTTCAATAAACGCGGTGGCGGTCGATAGTTTCAGGTATGCGCTGCTCAGCGACGCCCTGTCGAAAATCGGATTCAACGCGAAAGACTACAAAAACGTGAAGCTGGTCCGCCCGTCCGACATCATGAAAACGCAAGTGGTCATCAACAGCTGCTTTAACAATCACAGCTTCACCTGGGGCGATAACCCGCCACTGCGGTGGGCCGTCAACAACACGAAACTAGTTAGGTCTGGTCGAACGACTGGCACCGATACCGGCAACTTTTACTATGCCAAAATTGAAGCCAAGTCGCGAAAGACGGATCCTTTTATGGCGCTAGTAGCCGCCATGACAATAGAAGATAACTTAAACAACATCATAGACGTGAACGATCTTACGATCTTCGCGCCTTTTTAATTGCAAAAAATTTCGCAGAAAGGAGGGAACGACATGGCTACCCCTTTGGAATGGCTAAAGGAACACGTCTTTAAACGCACCGTGAAGGACGGCGAAATTGCAGACGTGCCGTTCGATCAGGACGACTTGAACGCAATCCTCGCACAAAACGCAGCCATTCAGAAAATGGCATTCAGCCAATGCGTGACACTGATTGCCAACGCAATCAGCCAGTGCGAGTTCAAGACCTATCTAGATGGCGAGGAAGTTTTCAAGGATGAATACTATCTGCTGAACATCGAGCCAAATCTGAATGAAACCGCGCCGCAGTTCATTCACAAATTAATCATGAACTTGCTGACAGACGGTGAAGCACTGGTCGTGTCGATCGGTCGCGGGCGAAACGAGCAGCTGATCGTCGCAGACAGCTACATCCTTGAACAGACACCGACGCAGGAGGCCGTATTTCGGAACATTACGTTTCACGGCGCAGGAACCGGGCGCGACGTGGCACTCAATCGAGATTACAGGCGTCACGAAGTGCTGTACTTCAAACTGCCCGCCGGGAATGTAAAGAAACAGTCAGACGCGTTCTTAATGAACTACGAGATGCTGCTCAAATACGCGGTCAGCGCCTACATGAAATCCCGCGGCACGCACGCGATTTTGAAAGTCAACGGGCATTTTAACGGAAAGGCTGAAGACCGCAAAAAGCTAATGAACATCTACAAGCAATATTTTAAGCAATTTGTTCAAGCTGAGTCGTCCGTCTGGCCGCTGGATGAGGGTTTGGATTTCCAGGAATTGTCGCAGAAAACCTACACGAACGACAACTCGCGAGACATCCGGGCGCTAGCCGACGACGTGCGCGACATCACCGCACAAGCGTTCAACATCCCGATCACGCTGATTAACGGGTCGGTTGAGGGCACGGCGGACGCGCTGGAATATTTTTTGACATTCTGCATTGACCCGCTCGCCGACATGATTGCGAAAGAACTGACCGCGCGGCGCTACAGCAAAGCCAATTTCGCGTCGGGCGCACTGATTCAGATCGACACATCGACGATCAAGCACGTGGACGTGCTGAGCGCTGGCGACAACATCGACAAGCTGGTTTCGTCAGGTGTGTACAGCATCAACGAAATCCGGCGCAAGCTCGGCGAGGACCGAATCAACGAGGATTTCGCCGATGAATACTACATCACGAAAAATTACCAAACAGTAAAGGAGAACCGAAATGGCAGAGAAGAAACAGTATCTGAGCCTGGTACAGAGTGACGATGCGTTGGACCTCTACATCTTCAACGACATCGACCCGTATTACGGCACGAACGCGTCGGATATCGTCGATGATTTGACCGCTTACACCGGTGATCAGATCAACGTGCACATCAATAGCTACGGCGGCGACGTGTCCGAGGGGCTGGCGATTTACAACACGCTGAAAAATTCAGGTAAGACCGTCACAACCTACTGCGACGGCTTCGCCTGCTCCATTGCGTCGCTGATTTTCATGGCCGGAGATACCCGGGTCATGAACGAGGCGTCGATGCTGATGATCCACAACCCGTGGACGTGGGCAAGCGGCAACGCCGACGAACTGAAGGAACAGGCCGAGCTGCTGGAGCAGATGACCGACGTCATCGTGAAGGCTTACGAAAAATCAGGATTGTCTGACGACGAAATCAAGGAATTGATGGACGCCGAGACATGGATGAGCGCCGAGGACGCGGTCGAAAAAGGTTTCGCAACTGAAATTCAGGCCGACGAACAGAGCGACAAGGCCGCAGCATCTGCAAGGGCCGCCATCGTCAAGATGATGACCCAGCGCGAAAAAGCAGCTGAGCCAAAAGAACCAGATAAACTAGACAGCGACATCGAGGATTTAAAAGTTACAGTCGCTGATTTACAGAAAAAGGTCAACGATTTGACCGCATTATCACCGCAAAAGACGCAGGAACCGGAAAGCCGGCCCGAATCCCCCTTAACGGGCGAGGAACAGACTAATCCGATTCTTGCGTTTTTTGATAAATTTAACGACCCGAAAATCGGGTAGAAAGGATAATTTTATGACTATGAAATCACAGGACACACAGGATTTTTCAAAGAAAATCGCTGATGCGGTTCAGTCCGGCGACCCCGAAACTTTCGGGAACGCTATGCAGGAATACGGTGAAGCGATTCAGGACGCCATCATGCATGACATTGAAGGCAAGCAGCAGGAACGCGACGTCAAAATTTTAAAGGCACGTGGGAAAAACGATTTAACTTCAGACGAAAAGAAGTTCTATGATGCGCTGCGTGATTCGATGATCAAAAGAGCGCCAGTTCAGATGGCAATCGACTCTGATTCTTACACAAATACACTCCCTGAAACGCTCATCGATCACATTTTTGACGATTTAGCGCAGAATCATCCGCTGTTATCAGCTGTACAGGCGCAGAACACCACAGGGTTGACCAAGATGTACATGAATGGCGCGGATACACCGATTGCAACGTGGGGCGACTTAACCGGCACGATCACCAACGAACTGACCGGGAAATTTACCGTCACATCGCTGCCGCTCTACAAATTATCCGCGTTCATTCCGATTCCGCTGGCCATGATTGACGTCGGTTACGAACGTCTCGATCAGTATGTCAGAACCCTGTTGATGGAATCCATCGCATACGGCGACGAAAACGGCATGATCAACGGCACCGGCAAGGCGCAGCCTATCGGCATGATTAAACAGGTCGGTGAAGGCGTGTCGGTCACCTCCGGGGTCTATCCAGACAAAACTGCAACCAAAGTTACCGACTTTGACCCGGCAACCGTCGGCAAGCTTGTCGCGAAAGTCACTCAGAATGGCAAACGCCAGGCGAAAAAACTCGGCCTGATTGTCAACGCTGGCGACTACTACGAAAAAGTAATGCCTGCCACAACCGTGCTGAATACTAACGCCGGGTATATCTACAATGTTTTCCCAGTCAACGTCGAAATCATCCCATCGACTCAGATAGCATCTGGAAAAGCCATTTTCGGCGACCTGTCCAGATACTTCTTCGGCATCGGTGCTGGAACCGACGGCGGACGCCTGGAATTTTCTGATCAGTATCAGTTCCTCGAAGATAACCGCGTCTATAAGATCAAACTTTACGGCAACGGCCAGGCATTAGATAACGATGCATTCCAGTACCTCGACATCTCGAAACTGAATCCGCTGGCACTTACAGTTAAGAACTTAACTTCGACCACAACTTCAGAATCTTCAGGATCTTGATTTAACGATTGACGAAAGGGCGTGACTAAATGGCATTACCAGACGGCCTGCTGGCCGATACAAAAAACTACCTGGGCATCACATGGGACGACGCTGACACCGACAGCAATCTGTCTGGGATGCTGTCACGCGGCATCGTCTACATCGACCGTTTGAGTGGCACGTCGAACGACTACACCGTCGAAGGCCCGGCGAGGGAATTGCTGCTCACGCGGGTTCGCTACGAGCGGGCCGGTTCGCTGGCTGATTTTGACAAAGACTTTCGCGCAGAAATCAGAGATTTTCAGAACGATGCGCTAATTGAAAACGAGGTGCTTGACGATGAGACTGAGCCGTGACAGCAACCAGG